TGGTTAGAACGCCGGCCTGTCACGCCGGAGGTCGAGGGTTCAAGTCCCTTCCGAGTCGCCATTTAATCATTCCAGCCGAAAGGTTGTTTCTATAAATCTTCCAGTATGCTGCTATAGCTCAGTCGGTAGAGCGCATCCTTGGTAAGGATGAGGTCGGCAGTTCAAATCTGCCTAGCAGCTCCAAAGAAATCCCTGAAACCGCAACGGTTTCGGGGATTTTCTTTTTATCCCGCAGCTTGCTCAACGTCCGAGTTTGGTGCCACGTTGGTGCCAGTCCCGGTAACGACATCCGCAAAGCGATCTGTAATGGCTGCTGCCTTGGCCTCTGCAGAGGCGATGACGTGGGCATAGATGTTGTTGGTGGTGCTTGGTTTGGCGTGGCCAAGATTGTGGGAGACCACCACCAGTGGCGTCCCATCCGCAATCTGGAGGCTGGCGTAGGTATGCCGGAGCGAATGGACATGAACATCTTGGAGTCCGTTGCGACGTACAAATTTTTTGAACCATTGTGTGAGACTGTCTGGAAAGAAGGGCTGTCCATCCGCTCGGGTAAACACCCGATCATCCGACTGTACCCATGCGTCGCCCATCTCTTTGCGCTGCTGATCCTGCCACCGTTTGTACTCCAGGAGGAGTAGGACAGCGGTTTTAGAGATTTTCAGTGGCCGCTTGCTCGATCGACTCTTGGGGGTGTCGATGTAGCAACCTTTTCTCGGCACATAGTTCCAGGTCTGTCGGATGTAAATGAGCTGATTGTCAATGTCGATATCACACCATCGCAGCCCAAGGATCTCCGCGCGACGCAGGCCAGAAAGCAAGTCGAATGTGATCACAGCCCGCCAGCGCACTGGCTCATCCTGCAGTACCTCAAGTAGGTGTCGGGCCTCTGGCTCATCCAGGTACGCGGGCTCCTCTGCGTCTGATTCGGGGAGTTTGACATTAGAAGCCGGATTGGTAGGGATGTAGCCTTGCTCAACGGCATAGCTGAGAATCGAGGAGAGGGTGCCGTGGTAAGAGAGGACACTAGTGGCCATGAGCGGCCTCATATCACGCTCGAAAATAAAAACGGCATCCGGCTTTACATCCATGACCTTAGCAATGGCAAGTGCCTTCTCTTTGAGGATATTCTCTTTCCATTTCAATTTTTTGAGCAGGTACGGCGAGACACCAGCAGACTTTCCGATTTGCGTGAGTGTAGTTTGGTGATCCTTGCACCACTCAGTGAAATCGATCTTCGCCTTTGCTGTTTCACGGCCCCGGATGCCTTGCTCCTGGAGATTGGCATAGAATTTGGAGATATGTCCAGATTTTAGATCTTTTAGCTTGATATGACCTATGGCCTGGTTAATCCGCGCCAGCTGCGTGTTGTACCGAGCTACGGTATGGGCTTTCAGATTTGTCATAGCATACTCAGACATAAATTTTTCTGCCCAGGCACTGAAACGAATGGATCCATCCACCGAATTGGAACCAGTTTTCACCTTTTCCTCGAACAAGACGGTTTGGCGGTTTAGTTCTTTTTGGATTTGCGCTGCAGTCATCTTTGGATCGGGAATCCAGGTCATATGCTCACGATGGCGATGACCGTTGCCATCGAAGCCAAAAGAAACCGTGATTTTATATCCGCGACCCTGTTTTTTCACTGTGGCCATTTGATAACTCCTTTCACTTGCGCCACAGCCCATTATATGCTACTATATTTGGGTAGACTGCGGCCTTGGTTGGTTTCTGAGGGCGTTCTACACGACCGTCTGGAGGGTAGGAGCTCCGGGCGGTTTTATTTTGCGGATGTCCTGGGTTTGAGCATTTTGCCGGCCTCGGCAAAATGGTCATCCGATGACATTCTGCGTGTCGGTGCCCAAATTGGGCACAAAATATTTTATACGTGCAAACACGTAAAAAATTGTTGACATACGTATTGATACGTGGTATAATAATTCTTGTAAGGGGGGAAGTACTTGAAAGGCAGTGAACTAAAGAAAATCTTGAGAGAACATGACTGTTATTTTTACCGAGAAGGCAGCCGACACGAGATCTGGATCGGCCGGAAAACCGGGAAGAAATTTCAAGTCCCACGCCATGATGCTCAAGAGATTCCCAAAGGAACCATAAAATCTATCATGCGGAGCGCCGGGATCGAATAGATCTCGGTTGCCCCGGTATCTATACAGGAGGTTTTGATATTATGAAGTACGCATACCCGGCTGTTTTTACCAAAGAGGACGATGGATACTCGGTCATTTTCCCTGACATTGATGGCTGCGCCACAGGGGGTGCGACACTTCCAGAGGCGCTGGAGATGGCAGAAGATGCGCTGTGCCTGATGCTATATGACCACGAGGAGGATGGAGAGGAGATCCCCACGCCGTCCGATCTCAAAGCCATCCAGGCCGATGAGGCGTCTTTCGTCTCCATGGTGTGCTGTGACACAGTGGAGTACCGCAAACTTTACGACAACAGGGCCGTAAAAAAGACGCTCACAATCCCGAATTGGCTCAATACGTTGGCAGAGCGGGCTGGCGTGAACTTTTCCATGACGCTGCAAACCGCACTGAAACAGCAGCTGAATATCCAGTGAACCGATCCCCGGCCATGCGCCGGGGATTTTTTGTCGCTCGGTGTCCAATTTGGACACCCTTATCTTCAAGAGCTCAACATATCGTAAAATACATCTTCCGAGATCGTAGCAATATCGCTACCTGCCAACTGCATTTTTTCGGCTTTCTTTTGTTTTGCACTCTTCCCGCCTTTAATTGATTTGCAATAATCGTTATTCCCAAGAACTAAGTAGTTCGTGGTAGCAGTTACTCCATCGCAGCAGATACCGCCAGCATTTGCTACTGCTTGCATAGCATCTTTGCGAGTCATCCTCTCCAACTTTCCTGTAAAAGCAAAGGCCATCCTATAAACAGGGCTGTCTGGGTTAAAATCAGTTGTTTCTGGAGTGATAGTTTTTGAAAGCGAATTGTAATGTTCCGAGGAAGGACGTGGGATTCCACCTATCTGATCCGCATATGCCTTCATTTTTGTGAGGCACTGCTGTGTACAAATACAATCAGAAAGGGCGCGATGTTCCACCGTGTCACCAATACCAAGATAAGTAATTAGTGTAACCAATTTGTGGTTCTCCATGTCTGCATACAATCTCCGACTAAGGCGCATTGTATCCACAAAATCGTTTGAAAAATATGGTAAATGAAGCATCTCGGCATAGTCATATATGAAATTCACATCAAAATTAACATTATGCCCAACGATGGTATCATTACCAACAAAAGCGAGAAAATCAGGAAGCACATCATCAATGCGTGGCGCATCTTTGACCATGTCATTGGTAATGCCGGTTAACCCCGTAATAAAGGCACTAATATAATTGTATGGACGTATTAGAGACTGAAAGCGTGCTGATTCTATCCCGTTGATATATTTAATGCCTGCAATTTCGATGATTTCATCAAGACGAGGATCTAATCCGGTGGTTTCAATGTCGATCGCAATATATACATCTGGAAACGCAAGTAGACTTTTTCCTTTGTGTGCCCTCTTAGTGGAAGGAATAGGACTAACAGAAATTTCGCCAGTCGGTTCGCCCATTTCAATTTTGATTTCCAGCATAGGATTGCCTCCTGCTATGGTGCCCAATTTGGGCACTTTTATTTTTTTATTTTTCTCCGGAGTTCCACCACAACGCCGGCGATGGAGACAGGGAGATCAACAACTTCTTCCTTGGTGTAGGTGCGGGGGGCGTAGGATTGATTTTTGGGGATGATGGACAGTGAACCATACTCTCCCAACTTGACCTGCTTGAGTGTGGCGTCGTAGCCGTTGACGTAGACCACGCACACGTCGCCGGATTCGCAGCTGGAGTCCTTGCGGATGATCACCACGTCACCGGGCAGGTAGTCGGGCCACATACTGTCTCCCTGTACTTTCAGGGCAAAGTACTCCTTGCCGCCGGAACACATGGATTGGGGGATCTCCTCCCAATCGTCAATGTCCTCCACGGCTTCCAGGGGGATACCGGCCGGGATGGAGCCCAAAACAGGGATGCGGATGCCGGTTGGTGTTGTGGGCAATGATTCATCGCCAAGAATATAGTCCACTGTAACACCAAGCAGCTGAGAAAGCTGTGCGAGCGAATTGGGATCAATTCTGCTTGTCTTTCCTCGCTCCCAATCAGAATATCCACTCTGTCCAATGCCAATGAAATTTGCGACCTCAGCCTGTGTCAATCCCTTTTTCTTTCGCGCGGCCCTCAAATTGTTCATTTTATGGTCACCTCCGATATTGTAAGAATAACGGCCCTCCCCATAAAATACAAGCGGAGAAGAAAATTTGCGATAAAAATGCCATATCCATCTTGACAACTGCTGTCGAATAGCTTATATTATGGCTACAAACCATAAAACGAGGTGAACGACATGGCGAATATGTGTATCAGAGATTATCGGAAAGCTGCCGGGCTAACGCAAACCGCTTTGGCAGATGAAATAGGAGTCACCCAATCTATCATAAGCGATTGGGAAAACGATGTTTATCTGCCAAATGCCAGACAGTTGCCAATGCTGGCCAAAGTCTTAGGATGTCAGATTGGTGATTTGTTTATTGATGACGATCCCGCAGGGATTAAGTCAGGATCAGACAACTGAAAAAATTTGAAGGAGGTGCCACAATGGCGATGCCGAGAATGAGGACGGCTGAGGGCGTGCTGGATGAGATCAAGCGGGCCGACCCGGAGAGCGAGATCACCCTGCACTACATCCGGACGCTGATCCGGGCCGAGGCGGTCCCGGTGGTGTGCTGCGGACGGAAGAAGCTAGTGAATGTGGATGCCATCATGGGGCTGCTGGACGCCGGCTATGTGCTCCCCAGCGCGCCTCAGGAGGTTGGCGTCATCCGGCGCGTGATCTGATCCCAGCCCACGTAAAAAAAGTACCAGCCCTCACGGACTGGTATCTTTTAGGCAGAAACTTTCCAAAATTTGCCGAAAATGGCATAAAATTGAAATTATATTGTGCAAGAGAATACCCACTTCAGCCAGCGAGCCGGGTGGGTGGAGGGAAGAAGCAGTGACATGAGGAGAGCCAGAAACAAAAGAAAATCCCCTGCCGGTGCGGGAACACCAACAAGGGATCGTATGGCTTGCGCCATGAGGACAGTTGGATTATAACACACCAGCCAGGGGGCTTGCAAGAGGGAGAGAGAAAAAATGACAAGAGATGAGATCATAAACAGCACCCAGGCTGGTGGGGGCGGGATGTACGCGGTGATCCCCACCGTCGTCATGCGGGATGCGGCACTATCCATGTCAGCCAAGATGCTGTATGGCATCGTGACCTGGAAGTGCAATGAGAACGCCTACTGCTGGGCCAGCAACCGCGCCCTCGGGGAGGAGCTGGGGCTGTCCGCCAAGCGGGTCTCCGCACTGTTGGCCGATCTGGAAGCGGGCGGCCACATCGAGACAGAGATTGTCCGCGACACAGAGACAGGCCAGGTGCTGCGCCGGTACATCTACCCCATCGTCAAGAGCAGCCGGGGACTGTTTCCCGCACCCCCTCCCCCTAAAAATGAGGATACCCCTCCCCCTGAAAATAGGGATACCCCTCCCCTCAAAAATGAGGATACCTCCCCCCATTTTCGGGGGGACCCTCCCCTCAGAAATGAGGAGAAGAAATATAAAGAAGAAACTAAAAGAGAAAAGATACCCCCTATAGCCCCCCAGGGGGCGGCGCAGGCTCCTGTCTCAAAACGACAACGAGCGCCTAAGTCGGTGCCCACTTGGCAGCCGGATCGGTTTGAGCGGTTCTGGGCGGCCTATCCTCGGGATGAGGACAGGGCCAAGGCGGTGGAGGAGTGGGACAAGCTGCCTCAGGACGCCGCCCTGATGGACAAGCACGGCGGCAACGAGGAAGCCCTGCTGGACGAGATCGCCCGGGGACTCAAGCGCCACCTGGAGTGCGAGGACTGGCGGGCCAATGTGGGTATCCCCTACGCCTTCCGGTGGCTCAGAGGCCGCCGCTGGACGGAAAAGCAAAAGACGATCCAGACCCAGGGGAGGCCAGCAGAGCCGCCCAAACCTCGTAGCTATCGGGTGGAGGTCGTGGACGGGGAAGAGGTGACCGTGTTTGAGCCGAGATAACGCGCTGAGCGCCGAACAGGCAGTGATCGGCTCCCTGCTGATTGACCCCCGCTGCTTGCCCGAGGTGGCGGCGCTGCTGAGGCCAGAGGATCTGGCCCTGCAAATCAACCAGGACATCTACCGGGCGATCCTACGGCTGGAGCAGCGAGGCAGCCCCATCGATGCGGCACTGGTCCGGGAGGAGGCCAAGGTTTCCAGCCAGTACCTCCTGGAGGTGATGCAGATTACCCCCACGGCGGCCAACGTGGTGGAGTACGCCAAACTCACCCGAGATCACGCCCTGCGGCGGGGGCTGACAGATCTGTGCGACCGAGCCAAGGCGCGGATCGAGGGACAGGAGGACACACAAGTGGTCCTCAGCGACCTGCTCCGCGAGACTGCGGATCTGCAGCAGGAGGGGACAAGCAGTGACCTGATGACCTCGGAGGAGGCTGCGCTGCGCTTCTTGGACCACCGCCTGCGGGTGGAGTCGGGAGAGGCGGCGGCCTATGTTCCCACGGGGTATCGGGACCTGGATTACTTACTTGGCGGTGGGATGCTGGACGGTGGGATGTACATTCTGGCAGCCCGTCCCGGGATGGGAAAGACCACCCTGGCGCTGAACATCGCCGACCGCGTGGCCAAACGTGGGGGCGGGGTGCTGTTTGTCAGCCTGGAAATGGACGATGAGCAGATCACCGCCAAGCGGCTGGCCCGGGAGAGCGGCATCTCTGGCAGTCGGCTGCTGATGGACCCCGCGCTGACCGACGAGGAACTGCACAAGGTGGCCCGGGCCAACGATGCGATCCGATGCTTGCCGCTGTCGCTCAACATCAGACCCACCGCCACAGTGGACGAGATCGACCGCATGGCCCATCGTATCCAGGGCCTGCGTCTGATCGTGATCGACTACCTGGGCAAGATCAGCCCCGGAGCGCGGGGCCAGCAGATCAGCCGATACGAGTACACCACGGAGATCTCCGGCCGAGTCAAGGACCTGGCCCGGAAGTACAAGATTCCGGTCCTGCTGCTGGCCCAGCTCAACCGAGAGGTGGAAAAGCGGTCGGACCACAAGCCCCAGCTGGCCGACCTGCGGGACACGGGCGCCGTGGAGCAGGACGCGGATGGCGTGATATTTTTATACCGCGAGGCCTACTACGGGGACGAGGAGAGGCGGGACCGCTACGCCCCGGAAGCCATCCAGGTGTCCCTGGCCAAAAACCGCCACGGCGGCGTCGGCTCCTGCGAGCTTGCCTTTGCCATGGCAACAAGCAAGGTCACCAGCACCAACAACGACCCCAGACAGGCATACCGACAGATGGTCAGGGCAGGGGAGGGGTGAGGACATGGACAGCATTGAGATCGGCGCCGCATACCGTTTCGTCCCGGCGGCCTTTGGGAGCGAAAAATCCGGGCTGCTGCCGGGCAGAGAGGTGGTCCAGCGGGTCATAACTGGGCGGATCTGCGAGATCAACCGGGCGCACCACTATTTCCGAGTGGAGTACGAGATCAACGGATGCCAATTACACGAGTGTTTCAAATTTTGATTTACGGAGGTTTACATCATGAGGACATACGCGATCGTCAACCGGAAGGGCGGGGTGGGCAAGACCACCACCGCCGTAGAACTGGCCTACATCCTGGCCACCAGCTGCGGCTACCGTGTGCTGCTGATCGACGCAGACAGCCAGGCCAACGCTACCTGGCAGACCCTCAACCAGCGCATGGAGGACGATGGGCTGTCAGCCCTGCTCCGTGGCGAGGAGTGTTACTATACCAATCTGCTCTACCGCACGGACATTGAGACGCTGGACGTGATGCCCGCCTCCAGGGATCTGGGGCGGCTGGATCTGGAGTATCTGGTGGGGGCGGTCAAGCCCGACTTCCATGTCCTCCAACGCCTGCGGGCTGCCATTGAGGAGGACAGCGGCTACGATTTTTGCGTCATCGACTGCCCGCCCTACTACTCGGTCAGCTGCGTCAATGCCATCGGGGCCAGCAGCGGGATCATCATCCCCACCAACACGGACAATAACTCCGTCATGGGGGTCAACGAGGTGGTGGAGGAGCTGGAGACCCTGCGGGAGATCTGCCCGGACCTGCGTATCCTGGGGTGCCTGGTCACCGACTGGCACCGCTGCGACATCGACGAGGACGCCGTGGCCTACCTGCACGACAGATGCCATGTCCCGGTGTTTGACACGGTGATCCGCCGGTCGGACAAGGTACGGGAGTCCAGCTGGGAGATGCAGCCCCTCCAGGTGGGCCATCCGTTCAGCGCCGCCGCTCGGAGCTATCGAGCCTTTGTCTCGGAGTTGCTGGCCAAGGAGGGCGTCAATCATGAGTAACATCTCCCTGGGGACGCTCCTGGCTCAGAAGAATGTGCCCAATTTGGGCACCGACCGGGAGCAGATCGAGTACATCGACATCGACCAAATTGATGATGATCCAAACAATTTTTACGAGCTGTCAAATCTGGACGAGCTGGTGACCAACATTGAGCTGATCGGGCTCCAGCAGCCCATCCGGGTGCGGACTGCCGCCGAGGACAGCACCCGCTGCGTCATCGTGTCAGGCCACCGCCGCCGGGCGGCCATCCGCAAACTGGTGGAGAGCGGCCGGGAGGATCTGAGAGACGTCCCCTGCATCCGAGAGCGTGAGGCCAGCTCTGCCGCCCTCCAGGAGCTGCGGCTGATCTACGCCAACAGTGACACCCGGAAGCTGACCTCTGCGGAGATCGCCAAGCAGGCAGAGCGGGTGGAGACGCTGTTGTACCAGCTCAAGGAGGAGGGCATGGAGTTCCCTGGCCGGATGCGGGACCATCTGGCCGAGGTGTGCAAAATCAAAAAGACAAAACTCGCCAATCTCAAGGTGATCCGGGAAAAACTGGAGCCAAAATACTGGAAACCAGCGTGGGAGCAGGGACAAGTTGTGGACTCTGTGGCCCTGACGATCGCCAGGATGCCAGAGCAGGATCAACTCAGATGCTGGGCGGCCGCGAAAGAAAAAGGAAGACTCAACTGGTATTACGAGAACGAGGCAAAAAGACATGGCGAAACGCTGAAGACCATCTCAAAACTGAAATGTCCTGAGGGTGGAACCTGCAGGCACGTCGATGAGAAGTTTGCCCACACACTCAAGTCCTACTACGACGGATGCGCCAGTCGGTGCTGTGGCGACTGTACCGACCTTGGAAGCTGCCAACACGCTTGTCCTGTCTTTTACGAGCAGATCAAGCGGATCAAAGCCGATAAACGGGAGGCGCGCAAGCAGGAGCAGCTGGCCAAGGAGGAGGCGGAACGCCCGACGATTCAGGCAATCCAACGTTTTTGGAATCGCTTTGGCGAGGCGCGAAATGCCGCCGACAAGACGGTTGAGGAATGTTACCAGGCGCTCGATATGTATTACTCCAATAGCGATGATCAGAAGGTCATTGCCCTTGAGTGCCTGGAAGCGAAATTCAGTACAAATACACATCTGCCGTATGGCTACAGCTGCTTTCTGTCTGATGTTAAGCGCTATGTGCAGATCGCTGACCTGCTGGGTTGTTCCCTGGATTATCTGCTCTGCCGGACGGATGACCCAAACCCCTGTGCGGAGCAGCAGGCGACTGGACAGCTGATCCTTGCCGGCTGGATGCCGGGGGGGATCATACCCAGTGCCCCGGGGGATGCCGTGGCGGATTTTGACATCGGAGATGGCAAGTGGCACCGCACGCCGTGCTATTTTGATGGACAACAATTTAGGTTTTGGCGCGATGGAGCCGCCATAGAGATGCCGCCGATCCGCTGGATGCAACTGCCGCCGGTAGAGGAGGACGAACATGAGAATTGAACTGGATGTAAACCTGACTGCCGCGCAGGAACGCGCACTGTATGAATTATTGTTTGAGCGCCAGGTGGAAGGCGGTGTACAGGGCCTGCTCCGCGGCTTGATCGGAGATCTGATGCACACCCAGGACCGCGGTGGCAGTGACGAATGCCTGTATGCCGAACAGTGGTTGGAGCGCCGATGGTATCCCCACCTGCCGGCGGTGCAATTCCTGGACTTGGAGTATGGCGATGGGTTGCGGAAGGCCGCAAAAGAGTGGGCCGAGGACATGGCGGAAGTAATCGAAGAAGAAGAGTGGACTGAGGAAGACAAGCTGTTTGATCTGGCCTGGGTCCTCGACATGAAATTCCAGAATTTGCCCTTGGATCCGATAGAAGAATGGACGAAGCAGTGGTTAAAACAGAGAAAATTAGCCAAGGAGGAAAGATAATGAATAAACCGGTGACGCGAGACGAACTTGAGGCACTTGAAATACTCGCGAAAAGAAAGCCTGTAGTCCTCTGGACCGTTACCCTAGACGAGGAAACGAAAGAACCAGATTTTAGCTGGGGTGAGTGGCAGATGTTTGATGGGCATGAGTTCATCGGCGATGGATCGCGAGATGTCATCGACAACTATGGAGACACATTTGTTGCCTATGTGCAGGAACCAGAGATACTGCCCATAACCTACACAGCTACTGAAAGTTAAACAAAATAAAAAGGACGGAGGCCATAAGGGCTACAGTCTGCATCTATGATGGAGGCAGACTGCACATGGCAAAAATAAAAAAGATCATCGTGGCTGGGCCTCTGGTGGTGGAGACGGTCTACCCAGCACCAAACCCAAGAGACAGCGCCGGCGTCCGAGCCGGGAAAAAGGCACTGTCATCGGAGGCCCAGCGGCGGATGAATCTCAAATACGCGTACCAGAAGCTGGAGTTGGAGATCGCCGCAAACTTCGGCACCAAAGACCTGTACGCAACGCTCACTTATGACGACACCCACCTCCCCAAATCACGGAAAGAGGCCAATGCCAAGATGGCGGCCTTTATCCGGCGCCTGCGAGCGGCCCGGAAGAGCAGGGGACAGGAGCTGCGCTACATCTATGTAACAGAGCACAAGCATGGCGATGGCCGGTGGCACCACCATGTGCTCCTTAACTCCACGGGAGATGATTACGCGTTGATCCGGGAGCTGTGGGGGCAGGGCGGGGTCGACTTTATCCAGATCAGGATCGATCGGGACAAAAATTACGAGACGCTTGCGCGATATCTCTGTAAGGAGCAGCGGGACAAGCTGGGCCTGCGACTGTGGTCCGGATCGCGTAACCTGCACAAGCCGGAAAAGGAGTGCTTCCGGGTCCCCAACGATACCCCGCTGACACCGCCAGACAATGCCACGATCCTGGACGACACCGGCGACGTGACCACTGCCTACGGCCATTTCCGGTATATCAAATACCTCGCCAAGGGATGGGAGACATCTGTGACCAAGCGGCCAAAGGCAAAGCGCCGCCGCAGGCGGTCGATGACATGACCTTTTATTTAATTTTCAGCCTTGAGGGATATATTAACTTATGGTAAAGGAGCGAGAAGATCTTGAAAACAATGGAAAAAAGTGGTACAATCTTGACAGTGCGAAACGGTTACCTGGTGTGCCCGACCTGTCATGTGAACAAGCAGGTGATGAAGATACACCAGGACACCGTTGGACGCAGGGTGGTTGCGTTCTGCCGGACGTGTAAGACAGAACACATCGTGGACATAGAACAGGGCCAGTGCTTTAAGAGCCAGGGCCAATGACTGACGCAGTGGATGCGCGGTTGTTGGCCCTGGATTTTTTTATGCCATGAGACTGTCCCTATGCGCGAGATGCGGGGCGCTGACCACCAATCGCCCGAGCATTTGCGACGGGTGCCTGGCCGGCCGTAAGGAATCGAAGCGGGAGCTAAATTCGGCCTACGACCGGCTCAGGGACCCTGAGCGTGTTAAATTTTATCATTCCACCGCCTGGAAGAAGCTCAGATCAGCCTACTTGGCCTCGGTGGACTATCTCTGCGAGGATTGCGTGGCAGAGATGCGAGCCGGCAAGCGGAGGCTGGAGCAGGTGGCTGTGGCTACGGACGTCCATCACCGAACACCAGTTGCGGAGGACTGGACCAGACGCCTTGACTGGTCCAACCTACAGGCGCTGTGCGATGCCCATCACAAGAGCAAGCGTCGGAAACAGTGACACCCGGGGGCGGGTGAAATTGTTTGGCCGATCCGCGCACAACACCTGCAGCCCCCCTCAGGGGAGAAAAAAATCCCCGATGAGGGGGAGTTGCGAGCGGGCGCGTGGGATAAATCCAGCCGCGCGGGTAGCGCGGGCGCACACGCGAGGATTTTTGCGCCAAAAAACGGCGAAATTTTGGCTGAGAGATCGACCAGGGCAGAAGTGAAACAGACCGCTGACCGGTGGCGAGGCCCGGGACGGCGGGGAGAGGAGACGACAATGGCGAACCAACGGCAACCCATCGAGCTGATCCAGTACAAGGGCAAGAAGCACCTGACCAAGGCGGAGATCGCCGAGCGGCGCAGCAGCCAAGTAGAAGCGCCGGACGATGACATCCGGCCACCGGAGTACTTGAACAAGAAGCAGAAGGCAGAGTTTGACTATCTGTCCATGGAACTGGCACGGATGGGCCTCTTTGGCAACGTGGACGCCGGGATCTTGGCGCGGTATTGTGTGGCCCACTCGCTGTATGGGCGATACACCAAGCTGCTGCGGACTGCGCCCAAGAAAAAGGCCAAACGGATGCGGGAACTGGCGGAGGCCAACGGGACGGCGGGCGAGCTGGCCGGCCTGACGGATGAGGAACTGGCACTGGAGCTGGAAAGCGACCTGACCATACTCCAGAACCGTTTTTTCGCGCAATGCGACCAGTGTGCCAAGGCCATGGGGCTGTCCATCACCAGCCGATGCCGGCTTGTGATCCCCGCCGCCCCGGAGGCCCCCAAGGAGAACAAGTTTGCCCGATTTGAGAAGCAGGCATGACGGATCGCGCAACAGCTTACGCGGAGCGGGTGGTGGCCGGCGATGTGCTGGCCGGGCCGGAGCATATCCTGGCCTGCAAGCGCCACCTGACGGACCTGGAGCGCCAGGGGACAGCCGATTTCCCTTACCTGTGGGTCCCGGAAAAGAGCGAGGACATCCTGAACTTTGCTGAGACTCTGACCATCCTGGAGGGTGCCGAGCCGCAGCCGGTGCGATTGTATGGCTGCCAGTGCTTTGACATGGGCGTCCCCATGGGCTGGGTCACCAAGGACGGATACCGGCGCTTCCGCCGGAAGTACAAGTCGGTCGCCCGACAGAACGGGAAGACGTTTGAAAACGGCATCGTAGGGACTTACATCGCAGGCTTTGAGCGATACCGGTACGGCAAGCTGTTTACCGTTGCCACCAAAAAGCGCCAGGCGCGGCTGGCCTGGGAGGAAATGGCCCGGTTCATTATGGCAGAT